GGTAGCCTTTACAATCTCCTTCATAGGCTTGGCGGCCTTCTTTATCTCACGCTTAATCTCACGATGGCGCTTGTCGCCAATGGTTTTCATGTCCTCCATCTCGCGGATAACCCTATCAAGTCCATCGACCTGAATGGTTTGCATATTTATGAAGCCACTCATGATGTAAGGCGTGTATATAGTTGAATAAAGTCCTTCCTACCCATAGGGTTAACGCTCTGAATATCGTGATCTTTACTGTTGTATGATACAACGTAAGTTGTGTCGATATTAGCATCGTGCCTTACCGTGAAGATAACATCTTGTACCGAGGTTATTTCCTCAGCCTCTTCGCCTTCTTTACCGTTCTTGTACTTGACACTAGCCCATCGTGTAGCATAGGCTTCTAGAGAGACTTTCCTTTCACCATTGTTCTGAGTGGTGGTGGTCTGTCTCTTTATTACTATTCTTCTGTCAAGATCTCCGGGATTCATAGCTTAGAATGTAAAAATTCTAAACGGATTCCATAGGTACTCAGAAGCCGTAGGGAGGCGTTTAACGCCGTCAGTGCGGTTTTCGTACATAGAGGCGATAGCAAGCATGATACCCTGTCTAATGGGTGCGGGAACGTCCGAAGCGGACGAATACCCAACTACATAGCGGATGGTCACAGCGTTGACCTCGGCGTTTGCCGTAGGCCACGATGTCACCGGATCGAGCCTAGATGGCTGCGAAATCAGATGACGATACCGTCTGGGTATCACCTGCGGAGTCCAAATAGGAAACGCTTGTGATGCTCTGAATAGGGCTGCGTGACAACGATATGTTGCCCGCAGGGAATGAGTCGCCCACCTCATCGATAGTAGTGGACATTAAAATCTGCCGCGTGTAATTTTCGCACATCTCGCGTGCTGCGGAGATCATGATGTTAAGGGTAGCATCTTCGTCAGAACTGTCCACGCGCAAGAACTCCTTTACCTCGGCAAGAGATAGCGGTTCAGCGGTAGCGGGTGTTATGACTTTAATTGACATTACTTCTTATTTTTGCGTTTACCGACAACGGCGCGTTCTGCGCGTTTACCGGGTGCTTCAGCAACAATCTTGGCATAACCAGCGTTGATGAAGTCCTTGGCCACATCGTTAGGTAAGGACCTCACATCTCCGGGGAGATATGAGAATCCTTTACCTACGATTTGAGTTAAAAACTCAACCTTCATAATTAGGCTTGTGTGATGTACTTGATAGCAGCGCTATTCAACACACCAGCGTCAGAACGCTTATATGCCAAGAAAGCCACTTCTAGTTCGTCAGCGTAGCGCTCGTTCAAGCGTAGCATCTGGATACCACCAGCGTTACGGACAACAAACTTAGAGAAGTCACCAGCAGCGATAGACTTGCTACCAGTAGCGATGTCAGCCATGTCGTTGTTGACGTAAATCGGCGTACCGAAGATACGGTCAGGGCTTCCGTTCAATCCGGGGGTGAAGATTGGATAGTCGTTAGAAGAACCAATACCTAGCTTACGCAAGGCAGCGACAGAGTTGTCGTTCGCCATAACGGCAAAAGACGCGCTGTTGCGATAGCTCTTGTCTACAGAATGGATCAACTCCAAAACCTCTTGTGCTGTAACAGCAGTAGCAGAAGCAGCAGTAACGCCAGAAGTTCCACCGGTAATGAAGCCTTGAGGCTGTGAAGAGCCAGTACCAGTAGTGTAGTGAGCGTTCTGAGCGCGCGCGATGCGGTTACCCAAAGACTCAGCTAAGTAAGCGTCCAAGTTAAAGGCGCTGTCCTGTAGCAACTGATGAGATACTTTAACGATACCAGAGGTATAGTTGTATGCACCAAGGTTCAATACTCCAAAGGTCTGATCGCTAACTGACATTGCAGTAGCTTCAGCAAGGATAGAACCAGTAACGGATGTGTCGTCTACTTTAGGATAAGGAAGAGTAGCACCACCAGAGGTGTTGATTACTTGAGACAAGCCTTCTACGTCACCTTTAAACAAGGTAGCGATGTCAAGAGCGTTGCTGAAGTCCTGCGGTATGGTGTAACCGCCAAGTGAGTCAGTGCCTGCGATTTGAGTAGCTGTGCCACGCATCTCTGCAAGCATAGAACGCTCTTCGTTGTTTAATGCACTTGCACCGTGGCGCAAGAACTTAGAGTAGACAGAACGTCCCTCTACTTTAGCAACCTCTTTGCGCTCAGCCTTAGCTTCGTTGTTGTTTGCCATTTCACGTTTAAGATTCTCGGAGCGCTCTAAGCGGTCGATGTCGGCTTTCAAACCTCTCACGTCTTGATCCATATTATCAAAGGTGCTGTTCTCTTCTGTATTGAGACCACGACCTTCTTTTGTTGCTACGGAAACCATTTCGTTCATTTGGTCCACTATAGCACTGCGCTGTTCACGCATTTCATTTGAGTTATTCATAATTCTGATTGATGTTTGCGAATTTTCGCGATTAAAGGACGAAGATTAACCTCTTCAGCGACCTCCTCTACAACCTCAACCTCGGCTTCTACCTCGGCTTCTACGATTGGTTCAGAGCGCACTTCTGTGGCTTCATCTACGATTAAATGTTCACGCTCAGTTAATTCTGATGTGGCCGCTTGGTAAGCGGGCAGAACTACCGGGCTTACATCAATGAGGCGTGAAACGCTTTCTATGTAACGCGTATAGTTGCCCTCGTCATCTACTTCCCAACGGTCTTGATCGACCATGAAAGCAAATGAGGATTGCGTTACATCACCCCTCTCCATGAGAACGGCTAAATCTTTTGCATAAGATGTATCTGGAAGCTGCGCCTCATAGCCAAGGCCACGCTCGTCAGTCCATATCTTAAGGGTGCCGGCAGATGTTCTGCCCAGCAAATAGTTGTAGTCATGGTTGAACAATGCTCTTACATCGTTATCCATAACATTGTCAAAGGCGCGAGGCTCGATATACTCTACAAAGCCGCCAAGGTCCTCTGATACGCTGTTAAATACAGCGGCATAGCCTCTAACGCTTGACCCGGTGCTTTCAGCACGCATGTCAGCATTGCGGCGTTCAAGAAGGTCCACACCATTGCGTAGCTCCTTGCCGTATGTCTCAATAGTGTCAACGGACATCTTTAATGGCTCTGACTCACGGGCTTCAAACGCGTTGAAGTCTCCGTTGTATGAAAAGGCGCGGATGGTGGCGATTTCATTCACCAATGCCATCACGCGCCCTTGGGCGTATTCTCCGTTGCTGTTGGCCCAACGAACAAATTGACCTAATTTAATAATATCACTCATCGTTTGGTGTATTTTGATTGCCTGCCTCAACCATGTTGAGAGGCGTTAAGTAAATGTCACCGTTCTCCAAGGGGTTAAGGTTTTCTTTAGCCCTGATGTCGTTAACAGACATCCATCCCCATTGACGCGCTACGGCGTATGCCTTATATCGTGATGATAAGTCACCACGAAGTAGTCCGTCTATGTTAAATTGGATGAAGTAAGACCTGTCACCCTTACCTAGTAGCTTGGAATTAAACTCCTCTTCGATACGCACTGCCCATGGACGGATTGTATTACGGACGAAGGCGATGCCCTGCTCTTCGATGTTTGCTCTGGTAGACGACTGACTGAGATCGCCTAGCATGTGTGGTGGGATAAGGAACCAACGGGCTACCTCTTCCACTTGGAATCTTCGTGTCTGAAGGAACTGTGCTTGGTCCGGAGGGATGATAGTCTTCTCTATCGTCATGCCCTCTTCTAAGATAGCCGTCTTATGGCTGTTTCCTAGACCAGAGTACCTTGACTCCCATGAGTTCTTTAAACGCTTGTAGGCATCGTCTGAGAGCCTACCGGGGTGCTTTAAGGTTGCCCCTACGTTCGCTCCGTTCTCAAAGAACGCCTTTCCGAACTTATTTGCAGCCAAACCAAGACCAAAGGTGTCTCTTGCAGCGGCAATGGGTGAAATACCTTGAATACCATCAAAGGACAGTCCGGGGATGTGAATCATCTCGAAATCCAAATATGTCTCGCGTTCGTCAACGATAAATACCTTCTCACCATCTTCAACGGTTACCGTAACCCTAGATGGGTGTATAGGTATCAATTTAACGGGCTTACCTGCATTATTACGCTCGATGGCGATATATGCGTTGCCGTGTAGACATAGATGAGCCATCATTGTCTCCTTCATAACCATGGGGGTCATCATCCCGTTTGGTCTATTAAGAAGTTCTGCTGTTGGGTGTGTGTCGCTTACGCGTCTTATCCCGCCATCGAGTTGGTAAACGTGAAGAGGTAGAGAGCCTATTGTCTCTGAAAGGATCCGGACCGAGGCCCATACCGCAGAGAAGTTCATCGCTGTTTTCTCATTAACCGTAACCTTTGCTTGCGATGCACCAAGTGCTTCATAAAGCCACCCTGCTGGGTTACTAAGGTTTGTGGACGGGTTTTCTGGGCTTGTCCTAAAAAGGGAAGCCACTCTACCTAATAATGTGTTATTCTCTGCGATGACCTAGAATGATAATTACTCCTTGCATAGATACGAAATACCTAAACCAATTCCAATGTTATTTAGAATTATTCCAAATAAGATATAAACATACTTTGTTAACATCTTTATCTCATAACACTTGACTTTGTGGGGGGTTATATATACTTTTGTGCCTAGCAGCGCTAAAGGCAAAAAGTTATATAAACACCTCCCAGTATATCCCTCTATTGCTTTTCATAGGCTATAATCAAGTGTACTAAATAGCCCACCAAATCCCTAACCGTGTCGATTGTATCATCGTTGACACCTACCGCTTGGATCCTAGACAGCTTGTCATCGATCCTTCCAGAGATACTCTCCACACCCGTTGCTTTACTAAAGACCCTTACTGGATTCTGTAACGAGTCACCATAAGTAATGTTCTTTCTAACGATGAACTCAGCTAGCTCGTCCATTAAGACGTGTATCTGTGCCTCAGTACTCCTTTTGGTCGACATTGTGATATTTCTTTGCGTTAATGAATGATTGATATGATGCGAAGCGGCACTTGCCGAATAACTTGGTATGCTCCGCCTCTGTTTGACGGTATGCAGTGTATTTCATCCCAAAGGCTGTATTTAGCTTATTGAAATGCTCCACAAACGAATGTAGGGTGGCTCTATCTGGTTTCATGATTGATTGATTAAATTAAAGTTCTCTAAGCCCTTGATTTTCATACACTGATGACCCATCACCTTCTCGGTTACATGTCATCCATTCACCAACGGCCATAGCAAGGGCTACCATACCGTCAATCTTATCTTGTGAGCGTGCCTTATTGAACTTGATGTTAAAAGCCTCATCAAGCTTAATTTGTATGTTAGAAGCCATCCATCTAAGCATGGTATGGCCACCATGGTGCAGCTTCTTTTGTTTTACCATTACCTCCATCTCTCGGATGGGTGGTGTCATAGAAACATAACCCTGACCATAGGGGTCCATGTCTAAGCCTTCTCTCATAAGCCTTTGTACTAAAGACGATGAGTTGTAGCGGTCAAAAGCAGTGCTTTGTAGGTCAAACATCTCCGCGCACTCTGTTATCTTACGAAATATGTAGTCGTAGTCCGTAGAGTTGCCGTCTGTGACGATTAAATCACCTTTGGTAACGAAAGCATCGTATGCAGCTCCTGCTTTGCCTCTACGGCGCTCTACGGCGGCTGAAGACACGAAGTTCCATATCAGGACCTTCATAACACCATCTTGTTGCGGAAACACAAGGCAGAACGAGCATACATCCTCTGTAGCGGCTAAATCAAGCCCTCCGTAGCACTTTTCACCTAAAAGAGATGATAAATCCACATCTCCTGCTGATGCCATCCAATCGCTGTCTGTTATCCACCCCTCGGTAGCACCTACCCATTGGTTTAGGTGTAGTTGACGGAACGCAATCTCATCGGTAGGCATGACGCGTGCCTTCTCAGACATCATATCAAAGTAGTCAGGTCGTATACTGATACCAAGGTTAGGGTTGGCTTTAGCCCAAGTCTTAGGATCAAAGATGTCATCGTCTTTATCGGCCTCATATATAACGGGCAGGAACGTATTATCTTTTACAGAGCCATCAATGACCTGCTTGGCATATCCGTACTGCTCCCTACATAAGCCGCCCTTGTCATGCCCGGCGGTAGATATACCCACAACCAATGGCTGTGTCCTTGCACCGGTAGATGTAGTCAGCACTTCCCACAGCTCACGCGATGGTGCAGCGTGCAACTCATCATAAAGGATAGCATGTGCGTTGAATCCGTGTTTGGTCTTAGCATCTGCAGATATAGCCTTAACAAATGAATTGGTCCCGGTAAGCACAATGCTGTTACGGAACACCTTACACCTATCCCTCATGTATGGGCTGTTAAGGATCATCTGTTTCTGTACCTCGAAGATAGCATTCGCCTGATCTCTGTCTGCCGCAGCGATATATATCTCAGCGCCCGGTTCGTTATCTAGAAACAGGATGTACAGACCCATGGCTGCGATAAGGTTAGACTTACCATTCTTACGCGGAAGGAATACAAAGGAGGTGCGGTACTGTCTAATCCCGTCATCGTTTACCCTACCGAACAATTCTACTAGATAGTCCTTCTGCCATTGTTCTAAAAGGAACGGCTTGTTGGCAAGTTCACCTTTCACATGTGTGCAGATACGCTCAATAAAGTTGACGACCTTTCTGGCTTTGTCGCTATCAATCATAATAGCATGTCTTCAATATCCTCAACCTGCTCTTCGACGTTAATCTTGGCCCTTGAAGCTGCGGTCATGCCATACTCGGACAGCATCTTCTTTACGCGGTCCCAAGCGTTTGTCATCATAGCCATCTCTGGCCTAGGTCTGAACATAAGATCGCCTTGTGTTGTCTCGGTAGAGTAAGTAGGTCCTTTCTCGCGTATGACATTGCGAGCTGTGATATAATCCTCCCAAGCATCTGCCAACATCTGAAGCGCAAAACCATCCAGCTCAGAGGCTACGCCCATATTGTATAGTCTTGTTGCTATGAAGTCATAAGCCTCTTGGCTCACCTCACTCAATAACGTCGGAGGTTGAGGTATTGATAATTTCGCTTCCATCTTATTTCCGTGCCTGTCATCTCTGAATGTCCCCTGTGCCTTAAGCATAGCGGTAGGCGTTCGTTTTCGTCCCATCATCCAAACTTACAACAATATGTGTAGTTAAACAAAATGTCAAGTTTCGTACCCACCGTTTTGACAAAGTGTGTTCCTTTC